AAAAAGAGAAAAAGAAAATGAAAGAATTAGAGACTATTGAACAACTCAAGAACGACATCCTCAACGGAGAGGAACTTCAGTACGAGTACGCAATTGACGCTGTTCGTGTCACAGTCATTACGGACGATTATCCTTGGGTCAGAATCATAGCAGGTGGATGCGAGTGGGAAACCTATGTTGGTAACGAACACTACGATGGGCTGTCCTTGGACGATACGCTTGCCGAATTAGCCAAGTTCATAGAGTGTGAGTCCATCAAATCAGCCATCCGCAAGGCTATACACGACCATAGAATGAAAAAAAATGTCGGATTGATTGCAACCGCTGAGTACATCATAGCGGTTGCAGATTTCAACGATACCGTCATCAGATACTATGGTAATGATAAAGATGTCAGCACCATAGTATTAAACGCAGACCTTGTGGACGATGAGGATGGTATCATCACCAAGGTTGCGGAGTTCTTTGCGAACTATTAAGGAGTAAGAGTATGTAAGTTACAAAGAAAATGTTGTAAAGGATTTAAATACAAATACAAATAAAAAAAGTAATTATGTGTAAGAAAGTGAGAGACTTAAGGGCTGACGAGATTGAACTCAAGCCCTGCCAATTGGGAAAAGATTTAAGTTGGGTGCAACTACTCTGCTACAAGACCTCAAGGGTCGATATGCAGATTCTGACTGAGACATTCGGCTTGAAATGGAAAAGTGAGTACAAGATGGTTGGTGAGAGCCTTTTCTGCACCATCAGCGTCTACGATGACGACATCAACGAATGGATAAGCCGTACCGACTGCGGTGAAAAGGGAGCATCCGAGGGTATCAGCGAGGAAAAGGCATACGCCACCTCAGCCTTCAAGAGGGCGGGCACACAGTTCGGCATCGGTGCTGCGCTGTACTCAACACCGAGGATTTTCATCAACATATCCCGTTCCGACATACGCAACGACAAACTTATACCGAACAGGTTCTATGTTAGCCAACTTGAGTATGATGATGACGGAAACATCATCCTGCTTGCCATCAGCGACACCGACAACCATATAAGATACGAATGGAAGGATGGAGTTGAGACAAAGGTGAGTATGGAAGGCGAAAGTGGAGAGACTGCAATTGACAACAAGGCAAGCCTCATAGAGTTTTGCAAGGCTACCAAGGCTGAGATTGGCGACAACGAACAACTTACAAAGTTCTACAAATACTATAGTCCAAAGAGCGTTGAGTGGGTCAAGTACAAGGTCAATTGGGCCGACAAATGGTCGAAGTGGAATCAGCCAAAAAACGCTGCATAGGTGCATATAGCATTTGACATAGAACATTTTGACGGCATATTCCACATCACCTGTTACAACGAATATGGGGTTCTACGACAATGCGTCACAGACGAGCAAGTTATTGCCTTTGGATTCGACTACATAATAGATGATGTTGAGAGAATGTTTTTCAAGGAGATAATAAAAGAATAAACAAATGGGTAGAGTCACTATTTCAAAGTCAGCAAGGGCTGACATCAAGAACACTTGGGGCAAGTTCAAAATCAAGGAAACCGATGATTTCGTCGACATTTGGAATATGGAACGAGACGGAAAATGGTATATTGTCGGTGTGAAGTTCAAAGATGGGAACACATTGAATCCCGCTTTAAGCAACCTTGAAACAATAAATCCTTTGGACTATTTGGAGTTTTTGGAGAAGGGCTGATTGGTATGGTTTTTGTACGGTTTCCGTATGTACGGCTATATGTGACCGACAGGCGCTTACAGACAGCAGGTATTTCGGAGGTTCGAATCCTCCCCCCGCTACCAAAAAGACCAAATGGTCTGAAAATCAAGCACCTTATAAGGCAAAAGCAAGCCAAATGAGGTGCTTTTTTGATGTAGTTTGTAGCCCATATAACAGGGCGGTCACAAAGTAGCCATAAACAATTGTAACACAACCAAATAACAATCGTTATGGCACACAAAACAACATTCAACCTCAAGTTTTATTGCCGCGAGAGCAAAAAAAAGAGAGACGGTCAAGCCCCTCTCGAAATGTCCATCAACCACTGTGGCAGTCGGGTGTTCCTCAACCTGCCATTCTCGGCAGAGCCATCCAAGTTCAACAGCAAGCGTCGTCCAAAGGAATATGATGACATCATAGCCAACTACAGGACGAGGGTGAACCAAATCCTCAACGATATGCTTGCCAATGCAGAGCCAATCACAGCCGAGCGCATCAAGGAGTATGTGCAGCAGGGCGGCTACAAGTCGTTCACCGTCGAGGATATGTTCGACGACTATCTCAATTTGGTCAGCAACAAGGACCTTGCCTATGGGGTGTACAGAAAGTACGAATTGGTAAAGGAGTTATACCTTGGCGACTACGACGGAAAAAAAGAGGTCTCAGCGGTCACTACGGCGACTGTGAGCGCGTTCCAAGCCAAACTATACAAGATGTACGAGTCGTCGACGGCAGCGGGCTATATGACAAAACTAAAGACGATGGTGAAATACGCAATAGACAACGGTCACCTCACAGTCAACCCGTTTGCAGGCATCAAAATCACAAAGGAGCGCAAGGACATCACATTCCTTACCGAGGATGAACTAAAGAAACTCGAAGCGATGACCTTTGAGAACGATTCGTTGGAGAATGTGAGGGACTTGTTCCTGTTCCAAGCGGCTTCGGGACTCTCCTACGCAGACATCTGCAAACTCAAGCCCGAGGACATACAGGACGACGGCGATGGGCATAAATACATCCACAAACGCCGCGTAAAGACGGGTACGGAGTTCACCGCTGTGATTCTGCCGATGGGAATAAGAATCCTTGAACGACACCAAGGACAGCCGATGAGGGTCATAAGCAACCAAAAGTACAATGCATATCTCAAGGTTGTGCAAGACCTTTCGGGGTTGGACAAGAGACTGCATACACATTTGGCCCGTCACAGTTACTGCACCACATTGATTAATAGAGGCATACGCCTTGAGGTTATCAAGGGCTGTGCAGGACATAAGTCCGTAAAGATAACCGAGGCGTTCTACGCCAAGTTGACCAAGTCATCCATCGTAGGTGAGGTTTCAAAGGCATTCGATTAACGCATTTTTTCTCATTTTAATTACTTTTTTTTGGCATCGCCCCACACGGGACGGTGCTTTTTTTTTGCATTTTGTTCACTTTTTTGCCGTCAACGATATATTTATAAATAAAGTTAACGGTATGGAAAGAGACAATTTCAATGCCTGCGAGAGGGTCGGAAGGGACATCGTAGAGGGCATATTGGATGGGTTCGGAGCGACATACGAGGAGACGGAAGACCCGTTCGACGCGATAGACATATTCTGCACGGCATCAACGGGCGGAATCGGTGCAATAGAGGTGAAATACCGCAGCGCGTACACCTCGACGCAGATAGACGCGATGGGCGGCCACATACTCGAACAGTGGAAGTACGACAACTTGATGGATGCCTACAGGCTGAGCGGCTATACCCCGACATATTGGATGGCATACCCCGACAAGGTGTTGGTGTGGGATTTAAGGGGAATAGTACCAAAGTGGGTTGTGGCAAAGTACCCATCAACGACGGCTGTCAAGGGCGAGGAGAAGAATAAGATGGTGACATATTTGGATAGGGATGACGCGGCAAGGGAATACTGACATTATGCCGAAAGGCAGGAACGAGATAATAGAGGAACTTGAAAGGATGGGCATTATGGATAATTTGATAAGGAACATCACGAAGAAGACCGAGGAACGGGAGGACACGCTGAAGGACTTGAAGCAGATGTGTTATCTCACGATGTTAGAAAAGGACGAGCAGGAGATTGTGGGGATGTACCAAAAAGGTCAGTTGCTCTACTACTTGGCGAGGGTGCTGACGAACAACTACTACTCGAAGACATCGCGCTACTACTACAACTACAAGCGGCTGTTGAATAACTCGATTGACATAAACGACTACGATGAGTGGGACGGAGACCATTGAACTGACGCAGAAGGATGTGAAGACCATCTGCCAAGACTACAGGATAACGGAATCCGACTATATGGAGTTGGATGACAGCCAATTGAGACTGAAGGAGGCGATAAACAGCCTGCCCGCGTCCGACTATGTTATGTTCTGCCTGTACACCGAGTTGGCATCTGAGAGGAAGTTGGCAAAGATGTTGGGCCTTTCTCGCACACCTATTAGCAAAGAGTTAAGGAGAATAAGGGAGGAAATAAAGGAAAAATTAGGAGATTATGGGGATACTACTACAACTGTTAGTCATCCAAGTGATGATAGTTTTCGTCCTTGACTTGTCGGGGTTCGTTGACGATGGCATACAGCCGTTCTTCCGCAAGCACCTCGGAGGCAACCTCAAGTCGAAGCCTTGGCTGTGCAGCCTTTGCCAAACGCACCACATTTGCCTGCTGTACATCATTTTCACGGGACAGTTCTCGCTATACCTATGGGGCTACATCTGCCTGTTGGCTTGGCTGACACCCGTCACGAAGGACATCCTCATCCTGCTGCGGGAGTTCATCCTTAAAGCCCTCGATGCCATTTCCATATATTTCAACATATAACATTAATAAAGACATATACACTATGACATTAAGCAAAGATGAATATGAATACCTGTCGGCTTTCGACTACCAATTACACACGGCGGTGGAAAGGAACTACACGAGGATAGATGTGAGAGGTGTCTTGGCAAAGATGGCTGAGATTTACGAGAGGATATTCAAGTCAAAGAGCAAGATGGTCGGCGGATGCAACAAGTGCGTACTGACCGACATAAAGAGGCTCGCAAGGGTCTATTTCGAGGACAAGAAGGCATACGATGCAGAGAAAGCCGCCGTAGAGACCGAAAACAAGCCCGTGGAGGCTTCCGTAGAGGAAAAGGCAACAGACCATCAACCGAACGAGGGAAAGCACGCAACGAAAAAGAAAGCGGCGAAGAATAAGAAGAAGTAACACATATGGATATGCAGTACGGGGAACGGAACAACAATATAGAAGTCAAGAACAAAGACAAGAAGTGCTGCTTCAGATACCTTGACGACGATGAGATAGATGCCATCATCATAGAGCGCATCAACTCAACGCCAAAGAGAGGCGGCAACAAGCACGGGCAATGGACCGAGTCGGAACTCGCACTGCGCAACTCGGTGATACTCGACCTCATCTGCACAAAGGGAGTGTCGAGGAGCGAGGCGCAGAAGATACTTATGCACCGTTGGGGGATAGGAAAGTCGACAGCGTCGAGGTATGTGTTGGCTGCGTTGGAGGAACTGACAAAGGACTACGACGAGTTCGCCGAATACACAAGGGAACAGCACATACAAAGGCTCGAGTCGCTGCTCGAGGAATGCCTCAGCCACAACTCAGACAGGGACAGGAAGAACGCAATAGCGGTGTTGGACAGCCTTGCAAAGATATATGGGCTGAACCAAGACAACAAGAGCATCAAGGTAAGCACCGATGAACCGATAAGTTTCAACTTCCAATAAATGGCAAAGAAAGGTAGGGAATACATAGGGATGAAACTGTTCCCGTGGCAGAAGGCGGTCACCGACTGCATATGCGGGGCAAAGGGTACGGGAAAGGTCTGCGTGGTCAAAGCACCGCGTCAGAGAGGCAAGTCGTACCTCTGCGAGGGCATTCTCCTGCATTACGCCATCAACTACGCGAGAAGCACCAACGCGATGATTAGCCCGACCATCCCGCAGGCGCGAAAGGTGTTCAAGGAAATCGTCAACGCAATCTTCGACAGCGGAATCATAGCGAAGAAGAACGAGACGCTGCTTGAGATTGAACTCATCAACGGTTCGTTAATTTTCTTTAAGAGTTCCGAGATGGGTGACGGCCTTCGCGGTTTCAAAATCGACGGAATCCTAATACTCGACGAGGCGGCGTATCTCACCGACGACATCCTCGAACTGATATTGCCGTGGCGACAGGTGAGCAACGCTCCTATGCTTTTGGTTTCGACACCGAAGGTTAGGCAAGGGGCGTTCTACTCGTATTGGCTGCAAGGGTTCGAGAGCGGGACGAATGTGACATCGGTGGATTGGTGCGATTGGGATACTTCTTGTATGATTAGCGAGGATATGGTCAAGCAGTACCGTAAAGTGATGACAGCCAATCAATTCCGTTCGGAGATTCTCGGGGAATGGCTCGATGACGACGGAATGGTCTTCACCAACATCACGGCAAACATCACGGCTGAGGGCTACGATGCAACGAAACAGTACGGCGGGTTTTACGCGGGCATTGACTTCGGGAGCGGCGGAGGGGACGATGCCGACTACACATCTATAACGGTTTACGACAACACGGGTGAGATGGTTTTCATTGACTATTTCAACGATTTGGGTACATTCCAACAAGTGGAGAGGATAATAGCAGACCTTTCCACATTCGGGGTTAGGTTGAAGAAGGTTCTGATGGAGAACAACAGCATAGGCTCTCCTTTCATCGACTTGATACTCAAGACCGCATCGGAGAACAGGCAGAATTGGTTGGTGAACTCCACGGAGAGGTGGACGACGACGAACGCGTCCAAGAACAAGTTGGTCACTCAATTCTGCGTTGGACTCGAACAGGGAGAGGTTAAGTTGCTGAACGACAGGGTACTTATCAACCAACTCACATCCTATGAGGCTACATATAACAACAAAACGCAACGAATATCGTATGCGGGTGCTTTTAATAGCCACGACGACACGGTGATGTCAAGTATGATTGGTTGGATGGCTTACAAGGGAGCGTCCACGACGGGCATCTACAGCGTAGGCACTGCGCAGACGGCAAAAGGACAAAGGAGGAGATAAATGGATAAAATCAAGATGGTGGACAGGTTCAGCGACCTGTCGATAGGCAAGTACAACGAACTGATGGCGTTGAGGGATGCAAGGTGCGACGAGACCGAACTGACGGCTAAGATGTTGGCTGTCCTTTCAGATATGGACGAGGACGAGGTTATGTCTTTGCCCCTGCCCAAGTTCAAGGAGATGGCTGTGAGGATGATGTTCCTCAAGGACAAGCCGAGGGTGATGAAGATACTGCCGAGGAAGGTGACAATCAACGGCAAACGCTACACCATAGCCAAGGACGCGTTCAACCTCACTGCGGGTCAATACATTGACTATAAGGAGATTCTGAAGGACATCGACCATTTCTACGAGAACCTTCCGAGGATGATGACGGTGTTCCTAATCCCCGAGGGATGCAAGTACCTCGAGGGCTACGACGGTGCGGAGTTGGCGGACGAGTTCAGAGAGCATCTATCGATAGAGTTGGCGATTTCGGTGAGCAACTTTTTTTTTCTGATGTTTGTCGCCTCCACAAGGCGTATTCTTCGCTCTTTGGGCAAGGCGATGAAGACGAGGGGTCTGACGGAGACGGAGACGGCGATGATGGCGAAGGCGAAAGCCCAAATGGATTCGCTGAGAGATTCGCTCAACGATGGTTTTGGATTGATTGGTCGGTAGCGATACGGGAGATATACGGATGCAGGCTGAACGAGGTCTTCGACCTTGGCATAGTGGAGTACCTCAACTTGATGTGCTATCTAAAGGACAAGGGCGAGATGGAGAAGCAGCAGATGAAAAAGGCAAGAAAGGGTAATTGAATATGAAACAGTTGATTGAGTTTGACAGGCTTGAGGCTGTGTTGCGCGATTACGGCGAAGCCATAGCGGAGCGATACAAGGAGAACCTCAAGGCGAGTGACAGGGTTGCCACGGGTGACTTGGTCGGTTCTATAAAGAGCGAGGTGTCGTTCAACGGAAGCACATTCGAGGTTGAGTTGTCGATGCTCAAGTACTACGACTATATCGAACACGGCACGGGCGTGTTCCATCAGCCCGACAAGAGGCAGCCGTACAAGATTGGAAGGATTGGTCACGAGAACATCCTAAAGTGGGTCAAGGTCAAGGGTTTGATTCCGAGGTTCGAGAGCAGTCTGCCGATGGATAAGCAGTACGACAGGATTGCTTGGGCGGTACAAGGCAAGATTGAGAAAGAGGGTGGTATGAAAGGCAAGCCCGACCTCGAGAGGGCGTTGACTGAGACCGAGGTTTGGGAGCAGAGGATAGAGGATGCGTTGGACGAGGATGTGTTGGATTGCCTCGAGGAATTGATTGCGTTCTAAACTGAACCCGAACCAAAAAGACTAAAGCCTTTACTATGAGAGTGGTAGAGGCTATTTTTGTTCAAAGGGGCTACAAGTTGGCTACGATGCCCTCGAAAAATAAGGATATATTTCACAATAAAGAAAAGACTATGGTAAGATTGAGCGCGTGGGAGGACTACGCATACACAGCCGCCACGAACGACTTTAGGTTCTACATCAACGACGACGACGGCAACACGATATACAGCGGCAGGGCCATTGCAAAGCCTAACGAGGCTTTCGCCACGGTGAATGTGATGCCGATAGTGAGGGACTACCTCAACGACTACTGCCCGAGGGATTGGGACTTCACATCGTTCACCAACATCGACGCCGTCATAGGTTTCCACATCTACGACGAGAAGGACACCGAGGTCGAGTCCTTGAATGTCATATATTGTTGGGACTATCAGACACAGTACGAGAACATTTGGGATGTCCTGCACTACAGGGTGACGGGCTTCATAAACAACCACACCGCTGCGGGGATGTACAGGCTCTCGACCACGATAGAGGGCAGCGCGTTCGCCACCGAGGTGGAAGAGGTCACGGGCGGCACTCACTGCGGGCAGGCTGCGATATATTTCATCTCATCGATGGGAGGATGGGCGAGTTTCCTCATCGAGGGCAATGTGCAGAGGACGAGGGACTACGAGAGGTACACCTACGACCGCTATGCCGACGCCAACTCTATGCAGTTCGGCAAGATGGTGATGGCCAACGCGATAACCGACTCTTGGGAGTTGAAGACCCACTATATGACCGACGACGAGAGCAAGAGGCTTTCCAAGTACCTTATCGGCACGCCGCAGGCTTTCCTGCACATCTTCGACGAGAACAGGATAGTACCCATCGTACTCGACGACAAGAGCGTCAAGTGCCTCACCTACAGGAACAACGGGCACAAGATGTTCACATACACAATCAAATGCACTGAATCACAGACAAAAATGCAAAGGTAAATGAGGAACGACATACAACTATGGCTGAACGGTCAGAGGGCTGACTTGGAGGGGAAGGAGTCTTCGGTGAAGTTGAACTACAGCACCGTCGACTACACAAACCCTACCGTTGTCAAGAACTCGTTCTCCAAGACCGTCACTTTGAAAGGCACTCCGACGAACGACAGGATATTCGACTCCATCTTCGACTTGAACCGAACGCAGGACTTTGAACTCTTCAACCCTTGCCAAAGGACTGACTTCCAACTATTTAGTAACGGCGAGTTGGTCGAGCAGGGGTATTTTAGGCTTGACGGGATAAGCCGTTCGGTCACAAATACGGAATACAAGTTGACGCTTTTCGGCGGATTGGGCAACTTCCTGTTCAACCTCAGTTACAACGAGGAGCAGGACAGGGAGATGAGGCTGAGCGACATCAACTTTATGGGCAGCACCGACCCCGACGGGGAGTTCACATTCGAGATTCGCAAGGAGAGTGTCTACGACGCTTGGACGAGGTGCGGACAGTCGGGCAACACGGGCAGTTGGAAGAAATGGGACTACATCAACTTCTGCCCAACCTACGACGGCACATCCTTGGAGGGGTTCGACACCGAATCCGTACTGTTCAACACCAACGGTATGAACGGCGTGGCGGTTAGGTACACCGACGACAGCGGAATCCACAGCGGCACATTCCCTATGTCCATATCTGATGACAATGTCGTATACGGCACTAACAACGGATTCCTCAAGGGTGCTTTGAGGCAACCGCTTGACGCTTACGAGGTTAGGGACTTGAGGTCTTACCTTATGAGGCCCTGCCTCAATGTGAAAAGGACCATAGAGGCACTATGCAACCCGAATGTGAACGGCGGGTACACGGTGAGGCTCGACCCCGAGTTCTTCAACGAGACGAACCCGTATTGGGGCAAGGCTTGGATGACTCTCCCTTTGTTGGACAACAGCAAGGACGCGGTGGACGAGTTCGAGGATTGGCAATGGAGCAAGGCTGACGAGCATAGTTTCCACCAAACGGGCCTCAACGCCAAGAAGACCTGCGTAAAGTGGAAGATGAACACTCAGCCGTTGGACAGCACTCCGTCAAAGTACACGATGAAGGTTGAGATACACACCACCATCACGGGGGTTACGGGCGACAGGGTCTACACATCCGCTATGTGCAACAACGGATACGACCCCGAGGACGAGTACACGACCCCGCAACTGTTCTATTGGGGTGGTGTGGTCTTGCAGATGTACGGCTTCTCAAACGGCGGCACTTGGTACGACCAACCCGCGAAGTGCGGCTCGAACCTCTTGTGCCTCACATCGAGGGGACAGAACGGGGCTTACATCGGACAACAGACGATAAACACTTGGTTCGAGAGGGCCTACCCCGACACCGAGATTGTCTACAACTTCGGCTATTGGAAGAGGGTTAGCGGCAACGACTTTGTGTGGCACAATGTGACCGACAACACCGACTTGGTGACCGTCAATATGGACACCGACCTCTTGAGTATGATACCGAACATCGGCTTGCAATGGGGCTTCTTGTTCGTTGATAGCGGTGCATTGGTTGACGCGAAAAGGGGGTTTGGGTTCGATTCCCAATACTACCCGTTCTACAACGACATCAATTGGTGCAACTACTCGGACGGCATCTCGTTGGAGGACCAAGGCAGCACCCTGCTCTACAGGCTGACGGGCAGGATTAAGTCGTTTAGGACCATCACCAAGGCTGACCTTCTCTCGGGCTTGGATATGACGCCCGCACAGTTCCTGCTCTCGTACTGCAAGTTGTTCGGGCTTATGGTCCACAAAGACCCCGTAGACCCAATCATATACATCGACTTGAGGAAGAACTTCTACACGGGAGGCACTATGGACTTGTCGGACAGGGTGGACATAGGCAAGTTGGACATCAAGCCGCTCACATTCGACTCCAAGTGGTACAGGTTGTCCTATTCCGAGGCTGAGTCGGAGTTCATCGACAGTTACTTGGACAGTTACGGACACGACTACGGCTCTCAACTCATTGACACACAATACAATTTCGACTCCGAGACCGTAGACCTGCTCGAGGACTTCGCGTTTAGGAACGGCATCACGGTGCTTGAGAAATCCAACTACTACAACACGAAGAAGGACTTGAAGGGATTCCAAATACCGCAGGCTCTATTCGATTGGGTGGAGGTAAGTTACTACGACAACGAGGGCAACACCTACGAGACCAATATGGCGTTGCCGCAGGACACCACGATTGAGTTCATCAACCCCTTGACCCCAAACGAGTTCTACGACGCTGTTCCCAAGTTGCAGTGCCACACCAAGGACGGCTCTACATCTGACGGCAGTTGCGAGTTGGTGTTCTTCAACGGCTTGGCGGCTACCGACGCTGACTATTGGATAAGCGACGACATCCCCGAGATGTTCGTTGACGGCGACGAGCCTTGTTGGTTGCAGACGATGCAGGAGTACGACAGCCAATCTAACAGGATTGCCATACACATCTATTTCCTTCCGTCGTTCGACAGGTACATCACCCACAGCGTCAGTGTGCCTATGAGCGGCCATATGGGGGTCATCAAGGAGATGTCTGCTGCGTTCGACATCGGCAGGGTCAAGGAACTCTATGTCCCCTACTACAGGTACAACCCCGACAGGATGGCCACGACTACTGTGTACGAGAACTTCCACCGTAGCCTCTACCGCGACCTCTACGATGTGAGCACGAGGATTGTTGACACGCGCATCGTCTTCCCGCAGGGCAGGCCGCAGGACGCGTTGAGGCGTTTCTATTGGTTCGACGGGTGCGTTTGGGTTATGAACAAGATAAGCGACTACGACATCTCAAGCGAAGGGTTGGTGAGTTGCTCTTTCACCAAGGTGCAGGACACAGCAGACTACCTCGAGTTGCCGACATACGACGACTACAAGTTCGCCTTTAGGCGCACGAACGGGACGCAGGATATTCCGTACAGCGGCACAACCGACGAACTCACCGTTTGGTTCGCCGTGGACTGCTCTGAAGATTGGCAGGTGAGGATGAGCAACTACAATATGGGCTATTTCGGAAACCATTCGGGCTTCTACGCGGGCCATTCGGGGGAGAACATATCCATATCGTACACATTCTTCCCCAACAACACCAACAACCCGAGGAGCAACACATTCTACTGCGTCAATATGGGCAACAACGAGACCATCGAGATAACGGTCACGCAGCAGTGCTATGTGCCTCAGAGCGTGTTGTTCGTCAACCCGACCGAATTGAGCGTACCGAGAGAGCCAAACGGACAGGTTTTCAGCACCTTGCTGTACACCACAGCACCTTGGACATCGACTTGCGACGAGGCTTGGGTGCATCCTCAGCAGAACAGCGGAATTTCCGGATTTGAGCAGCCTTGGTACTTTACTTGTGACCTCAACACCGAAAAGGTAACGAGGAAGGCGGAGGTTCGGTTCTCCAACGGAATAGACCAATGCTCCTTCGTGATAGTGCAGAGTGCCGAGTCGGTGGGCAAGATTGAGCAGGAGCAGAGCGGAAGGCTCGCCGTTGCGGCAGAGGGAGGCACTGTGCGTTACTTGGTCGAGTGCGACGGAGATTGGTCCGTCGACGCTGTCGGTGTGTCGTCGGCTTACACATCCTGCCCCGACTACGGAGTTACGCATTCTGCCACATCGGGGTACGAGGTCACCATCACGGTAGCACCGAACCAATCCAACGCGAGCAGGAACATCGTGTTCGCTATGGAGGCTGACGGCAGGTACATCCAACCCGTCAGAGAGCCTTTGCCGTTGACGCAGGACGCTGCGGGGGAGACGATAATAGACACCACATCAGCAGTGACCGAGACACACTATAACAACGCCGTCGCTATGCCTTGGACCGCAGTGACATACGACAATTGGATTACGCTTGCGGCGGAATCGGGGACATCGGCTGAGACGAGCAACACCATAAAGTTGGAGGAGAACACGGGTAGTACGAGGATTGGAAGCATATACATAACATACACAGACAGTTACGGCTATCCTTGTTACGAGACTGTGAGCGTCGTGCAGGCGGGAGAGGATGTGACATTCGATGTGTACCCGACATATATGGAGGTGGCTGCAACGAGCGGCACATACATAGTCAATGTGACGGCTTCCACGATGTACACGGCAACCACATCGGACAGTTGGATTGGCTTGAACGCCATAGACAGCGTTAACATCAAGACATTCACGGTCTCGGCTAACACGGGCAGGGCATCAAGAACGGGCACGATAACATTCAGCGACGGTAACGGCACGATAGATGTGACCGTCGTTCAAAAGGGCGGGTAGTACCTATGCCCGTCGGAAAAATATTTAGGAAAAAACAGCATATAGATGTCAGACGAAGTAAAGGTAAGGACATATCAACTTAAGATAGAGGGCGTTGACAGCGTCGAGGACTTGAGGAAAGCCATAGAGGAACTCAACGAGAGGCTGAAGACCCTCAACGAGACGAGCAAGGAATACGAGAAGACCCTTGAAGAATTGTCGAAACTCCAAGGCAAGTTGGCTGAGTCCATCAACGGGACTACCGTCTCTTTCAAGGAGAGCAGCGAGTCGGTGGCGGGCGCGAAAGAGACGCTTACGGAGTTCGGTGCTGCCGTGAACGAGGTGGTCGGCGAGCAGGGGCTGTCGGGTATGAAGGAGAAGGTGGACGAGGTCGTGGAGACCAACACCGAACTCGACGACAGCCTAACAAAGCAGGCTGAGAGTATGAAGGAGTTGCGCAACCAAATCAAGTTACTGAAAGACAGGCTTGTGCAGTTGGAGGAAGGCACTGACGCGTACACGGAGACCGTTGCGGTCCTCGTTGAGAAGCAGCGTCAGTTGAACAGCATCACATCGGCTACAAAGAAGGGCAACACGGCACTCGAGGGGTCGTATGACGCCTTGGCTGCAAAGATGTCGGCTTTGAGGAAGGAGTGGAAAGCCACAACCGACGAGGCGAGGAGGAACGAGTTGGGCAAGCAGATTGCGGACATCAACGCGCAACTCAAGGCTATGGACTCTTCAATCGGCAATTTCCAAAGGAATGTGGGCGACTACCGCAACGCGCTGAAGGATGTATTCTTGAACCCGAGGCAGCAGATAAAGATGCTGCGCGAGGAGTTGGCAAGGCTCGAGGAGGGGACTGAGGAGTACAACGCCACCCTTATGAGGCTCACCGAGGTTACCACGCAGCAGAGGAAACTCAACGAGCAGTTGAGGTACAGTTCGACCGACCTCGAGGACATATTCGGCAATATGGCAGGCGTTGCGAGTTCCGTCGTAGGAGGCTTCTCTGCGCTGAACGCGGCTATGGGCTTGTTCGGCGAGGGGAACAGCGACATCCAAAAGGCTATGTTGAAGACACAGCAGTTGATGGCCCTTGTGCAGGGCTTGAACGGATTGTCGGGCATCAAGGACAAACTCGTCGGCTTGATTGACGGTATGAAGGGCTTCGCGTCGAGGTTCGCCGCAGCCAACAAGAGTACAAAGGAGTTCGCCGACAGCGCAAATGCTGCGGGCGGTGCTGCGCAGGAGGCTACGGGTGCTATGGACGCGCAGGCGGGAGTCGGAGAGCGTCTCGCAGCCGTTATGGACGCTCTCAACGAGAAAGAGAGGAACACCGTCGAGGTCACGCAGGAGAAGATAGCATCCATCAACTCGGAGATTGCCGTATTGAGGGAGCAACTTAACGCCGAGCGCGAAAGGTTTCAGACGCTTACACAATCGGACGCTTACACTGAAGCGGAGAGGGAAATCATAAGAGAGACTATAAAGGACAAGAGGGAGCATATACAGGTACTAAAGGATGAAATAGCGACCCAAGAGGCTGTCGTCGAGAAACTCATCGAGGAAGGCAGGCAGAGGAAGATTTCCCGTGGCGAGTTGACGCAGGAGATGTACGACAAGATGAAGTCCGTAGACACCTTGGAGAAAGAGGTTGTCAGCCTCGAGAACGAAATAAGGTTTGAGGAAAGGGAAGTTGAAGCAGCCCAAACGCTGAACGCTCAGACAAAGGAGAGAATCCAACTGAACGGCGAGTTGAGCGATAGCGAAAAGTTCCTTCTTAATGTCGCCGAACGCAGAGAAAAAGAATCAAAAGAGCGTCTTGCCACTTTGAGGGCTGAACACGACGAAAAGGTCAAGTTGCTCAACCAAGACAGGCAGGAACTCACCTTGATGCAGGAGAGGGCTAACAGGATGAAGCAACTCGACGCTGAGAGGGCTAAACTGCGCAAAGGGCAGGTATTGGCCATTGCCCAAAACAAGTTGGAAAGGACTGAACTCAAGGCACTTATGGCGGCTGAAAAGGCTGACGCTGCCCAAAAGAAGGGCTTGGCTTCCGCATATATGGCATTGGCTACGGCTTCGCGAGTCGCATCGGTAGCAATAAAGACCGTAAAGACAGCCTTGATTTCGTCGGGAATCGGAGCGTTGCTCGTCATATTGGGCAGCGCAATCACCAAGATAGTGGACGGCATAGGCGAATGGATAAGCGGAGAGCGCAAGTTGAATGCCGAGTTGGACATTATGAACGCAAAGACTGAGGAGTTGAGGGACAACCTCAGTGAGTTGCAGAAGATTGCCAACGGATTCGGTTTCAGCCAATTCAAGAAAGCGAGCATAGAGATTAAGGAGTTGGGCAAGATAGCCCAAAGCACGGGAGAGGCTTTCGCGTATGCCGTGCAGGAAGGCAAGAAGGAAACCGACGAGTTGAGGGACGCTTGGTACGAGGCGCAGGACGCGTTGAACGACGCTCTCTTGGACGGCACTATAATGATTGACAAGTTGATTGCCGATGTCGAAAAGGCTGACCGCCAAAAGGGTATGACCCAATTGGAGAAAGACCTTGAGGAGACAAACAAGAAGTTCGAGGACGCGATAGCATTGGTTAGGACATTCGGCGAGCAGGGCGTTTGGTCCGCAGAGATGGTGGAGGCAAAGATAAACAGCCTCAACAACGCGTTGGCAAAGCAGACGCAGATGATGACCGAGGCTGCTCAGAGCGCGACCACATCAAGCACGACCCGCACGGGAAAGAGCGAGTGGGAGAAGCAGAAGGAAGAGGCAGAGAAACTGTACAAGGAGATGGAGGAGCAGTCCAAGACCGAGCAGCAGAAACTTAGGGACAAGTACGAGAAGGAGAAGAAACTGCTCGAGAAGTTCCACCTCGACACCACCAAGTTGACGGAGAAATACTACAAGGACTTGGAGAAGATAAGGATAGAGGCGAACAAGGCGTCATACGACAAGTGGAAGGCTCACCTCGACGCCGAGTTGAGGCTTATGCAGTCGGCTTTCGAGGACTACGAGGTCGAGTTGGGCAGGACCACGGCGGACGGGTTCGCCAAGATGGTGGAGAAAGGTATGCAGGACGACATACCCGTGATGAGGAAGAACATTGACAACTTGATGAAAGACTTCGAGTACACATTCGGAAAGTCTGCAAACAACCCGATGGAGGATTTCTTTGACATTCAGTACCTTGACGAGTACGGCTCAAAGGCTATAGCCATATCTGACGACATAGCGGAGTCTATGAAGGAGATGGGCCTCGACCCGACGAACATCGAGGACATCGAGACGATGATTGACAAGTGGAAACTCGACAAGAAGGCTATTGAGGATGCCAACAAGGAGTTGGTCAAGTACAAGTCTAACATCAAGATTGCCGCCGCAGAGGCCACCGACGAGAGGATGAAGGCATCGTTGGACAAGATGGTGAACGGGATAGACAACGAGTTCGCTGTTATGGAGACCGAGTCGAGCAGATTCCTCGGGCTGATAGGCGGGTGGTACGACGGGCTTAGTCCCGACCAACTGCAACAGCAGTTCGATATGCGCTACTCCACTCTCGAGGCGGGGTTGCAGCAGGAGTACGACCTTTGGAAGGCTATGGCTGACGACGAGACGCTCACCATCGAGGACAGGAACAAGGCCACTATGCACCTCAACGAGGTTATGGCTCAGCAGGACCAACTCGCTGTTAACAAGACCATCGACAGGAACAGCCTTCTAATCAAGTCGTTCCAAAATGTGACGAACAGCCTGTCGTCTATGGCAAGCAATATGGCTTCCATCTTCGGCACTGTCGGGGACATCATTATGGAGAGCGCGAACAGGCAGGTTGAGGCGGGCGAGATAAGCCAAGAGGTCTACGAGAAGCAGTTCGAGAAGGCAAAGGCTTACCAAATCGCCCAAGCCACAATCAACACCATTGCGGGAGCGGTAGGCGCGTTTATGGGCATCACCAAGGAAACGGGCGGATGGGGAATCGCAGCCGCTGCCATTGAAGCCGCTGCTGTTCTTGCTGCGGGCTTTGCTCAGATACAGCAGATAAGGAACACCAAGCCCGAGTCGTCAAGCACGGGCGGAGGTGGAACAGGCGGTGGCGGTACAACAGCATTTAACTTACCGAATGTATTAACGCCTGAGCCTCAGAGAGTTGAGAACTATACAAGCCAAAGCGACATCGACGCTCTTGCAAATGCAATTGGTGGTAGATTGAATGACCAACGCGTTTTTGTTTTGGACAGCGACATCCAAGACGCGAACAACAGGTCGAACAAGAGAAGGGCTGAAGTATCCTTCTGACATACAGCACAATAAGAGAAAAGCCTCAGCCATAGTTGGGGCTTTTTATATATAACAAAAAGCACTTAATATGAAATTATTCAACAACTTGCCTCTATTCGAGGCTCTCATATCGGACGAGGAGTGCGGAGTTTACAAGGTGAGTTGCGTCACCGACCCCGCAACCGAGGTGAATTGGGTTGCGTTCGACGAGAACAAGCCCATAGTCAAGTTCGCGGTCGACAACAAGGTCGAGAGGATGGTCAGCGGAATCATAATGCTCGCTGACAGCCCTATATACCGCAGGACTGCCGACAACTACGAATACTACATAGTGTATTCCAAGGACACGCTGAAGAAGATGGCTGAGAAGATGATTTTCGACGGTGTCGGCAGCAACATAAACATACAGCACCAAGACGGGACTGATGTCGACGGCGTGAACCTCGTCGAACTGTATGTCATCAACCGCGAGAAGGGCATAGACCCCGAGTATTTCAAGGAAGTCCCCGACGGCAGTTTGGTCGGGACATACAAGGTGCATAACGACGAACTTTGGGCTATGATTGAGAACGGCGATGTGCTTTCTTTCAGTCTCGAGGGCATATTCGATGTCGTACCCGTTGAGTTCAGCAGGCAGGAACAGGACAATAAGCAAAATAAAGAGAATAGATTTATGACGAAACTACAAAAGATGAAGGATGCCCTCCGCAGCCTCTTGGTAGAGGTCGAGATGGGCAGTGTCGCCACCGACAAGGGCGTGATAGTTTGGGACTCCGACGAGGATGAACTCAAGGCGGGTATGGAAGTCTACACTTTGGACTCCGATAACAACAGGGTCGAACTCGAGGACGGCGACTATGTCACCGAGGACGGCAAGACCATCGTCGTCGCTGACGGCAAGGTCGCTGAAATCAAGGACAACGAGGCTGAGGTAGCCCCCGAGGAAACCAACGAAGAACCCGTCGCAGAGGAAAACGCCGAAAACGAGCCCGTGAGCGAGGACGAGCCTCAAGCCGAGGAAACACCCGCCGAGGACGAAAAGGACGCTGAAATCGAGCGTTTGAGGGCAAGAATCGAAGAATTGGAAGCACAAGTTAGTGAGTTGCAAGCCGAAAACGAGAAATTGAAGAATGAACCTGCCGCTCCGTCAGCAGAGGAGGCATTCAACGCAAACGAGGCAAAGTCCGAAACAGGGGCTGACAAACTCCGTAGAAGAGGATATAAGTTCTAAAAAAGTCCATATAGGGCAAGTGCTTATATTTACCTACAAATCAACAAAAAAAAATAATAACATAAAAAAACATAAAAAGAAATGGCAAGTGGATATAATGTAACAGCATTATCAGATTTCGTGAAGCAGAATGACACATTACTGCTTAAGGAGGCTGTCATCGGAGAAACCTTTGGTGACATTATTCCCCGTATGGCTCACCAATTGGGAGTTAAGGGTACGGTTCGCCTCAACTATCTCAACACAGACGCTGTTCTCCAAGAAGGCGGGTGCGGATTCAACCCAAGCGGTAGCACTATCTTCACAGAGAGAGATGTTGAAACTCAATTGATTAAGGCACAAGATGCCTTCTGCAAAACCGACCTCATCAGTAAATGGACAGAGTACCAAGTAAGGGTTGCTGCAACAGAAAACGACCCTGCCCCATTCGAGTCAGAGATTATGGATGGCGTGACCAAATCTATAAATCGTCAGATGGAAACACTTGTGTTCCAAGGAGATAAGTCAAATGGTGATTTGATTGACGGTCTTTTAACAATTGCATTGGGCAGCGACTCAGCATTAACCATCACAGAAGAAACCGCAAGCGGTGCAAGTATGTATGACGCTGTGCTTCAGACATATATGGCATTGCCCGAGGAATTACTTAATGACACAGAGAACACCTGTATCTTCCTTTCACCGAGCAACTACAGAAAATATGTCCAAGAATTGGTAGCAGCCAAGTTTTATGCTCCTATGTATACTCCTAATAATGAGGAAGTTAAGGATATGTTCATCCCTGGCACTTCTATCAGAGTTCACAAAACTATGGGTATGCCTAACGGCTACATTTACGCAACTTCTTTAAAGAATATGGTATATGCCTGTGATATGCTCTCAGACTCTGAGGATTACGACGCTTGGTATAGCCAAGACAATCAAGAGTTTAGATACAGCATTCAGTTCAATGCAGGCGTATCAACATATTTCCCTGACTATGTGGTAGTTACGACAATCAACTAATCAATAACTCAATAAGAATAAGGTAAAAAAAAAAGATAATACTATGGCTTGTGGAAACTTAACAGGTGTAACTTACGACCTTTGCCAAACTTCAATCGGAGGCGTAAAGAACATATATCTTATCAACCACGCAGATGTCACCGCCGTCAGTGTCGGTGAGGTCAGCGGCATCACAGGCGAGATGATTACGGGTGTAACATTGAGCGGTGACTCTAAGTTCTTGAAGTACAGTGTAAAGAAGAACACTTGTTCATTCAGTTCTGAACTCCAAGTGAACGACAACGGCTCATATTGGGTAACCACCCTTAACATCGTCCTTCCAAGAATGGAAGCCTCAAAGCACGCTGCAATTACGAGCCTTGTGCTTGCAGAAGCAGCCGCTATCGTAGAGGACAAGAACGGTGCATTTTGGTACATCGGCAAGGACAACCCGTTGACCCTTGCAAGCGGAACAGCCGAAACAGGCACAGCCCGTGACGACAGCAACGCTTATACAATTGGTCTTGAGGACGAATCACTTCAACCTCCGTATGAAATCGACCCGAAAATCGTAAACGGTTTGATTGAGGTTGCCTAAACGATAGGATAACAAACGCGAAAGGAGAGCGTCAAACGCCCTCCTTTTTTTTGTGCATTGTTCCAAGAACGGCTTGGGATATATATCCATAAAAAGTAACAATAATAAGTTAGGAAACAATCAGTTTAATTATGGTAAAAATCAAAATTACAGGAGAGCAACCGTTCCAAGTGAACGCGAGAAGTTTTGCAGTATCTCCATCAAATGAAACCTACACACTCTGCTATAGCGCAGACGGCAGAGATTTCACCGAATGGAATGAGAGCACACCGAGTGGTAACAACTTGGTTGTCAACTCGATAGCAAAGTCAATGTATTTCTATCTCAAGAATAACAACAGCGAGGTAACCGTTGTCTTTTAACACCGACGCACTATGATTATAGATTTTTCGAACATCAACGGCGGCGGCGGTGGCGGCGGCTATGTGCTCCCTACCGCTACGGACACAAGATTGGGTGGCGTAAAGATAGGTGACGGCATCGATGTCGACTCAGCGGGCACTATATCGGTGAGCGGAAGCGATGTGGCTAACTACGCTATGGCATTGAAGAACATACAAGAAGATGATGGGAACAACTACAACATTGTAAATGAAAGCGGATGGCTTTATTATGTTGAAGATTCAAAAGACAATGAATCGGAAGACATATTCGTAAAGGTAAAATATACTGCTGAATATGTTAATATTGATATGGATATAGACGGTCAAACCGACACCGATATAATTGAGATTGGCGACTTATTTAAAGTTTCAATTGATTCCGAAGGCAATTTGTTCTATGTCAACGAAAACGAAGAGGCTGTCTATTACGACAGTGAAGTTTCGGAATACCAATATGGCGACTTTACTTTTATTTGGTCTAATGACGGAAAGTATATAGGTTTCAGTCAGCAATCCAATTGGGTAGAGGTTATAGTTTATACGCAAAACTTTGAGATTTTGAGATGTGTCGGGAAAGAAATATTTATCGCCAACGAAGACCAACTTGGGCTTGTCAAGGTAGGTGATGGCTTGGATGTCGCTGAGGACGGCACTATTTCCGTTACGGGCGGAACAGGCGGCGGCGTTGAGGTCGTCGACGAACTCCCCTTGGGTGATGAGGTGATACTTTACTTCACCGACAACGACGGCTCAAGCCAATGCGACTTTGAGATAAAGAACTACGACTACAGCACTGAGCAAGACACCTATTGGGTTCATTTCCACAGCAGCACAAACGGTGACTTGTATGTATACATCGATGTTGAAGGTAATGTCGACATTGATACTGAAGATTGGACAGGTACAGTACCCGAACTTGACGGTCTTACGACTGCATATACGCTCACATTCTCAAGTTCAGCCGACTACGACACATCTGAGAACCTTTTGGGCAACATAAGGACGAACAAGCGTCCCGAAGGCTATGAGGACGGTGCTACCGTTCTGCTTGACGAACTCATCCCCGAAAAGATAATCGACATTACGGGTACGGGAAACGGCTCTGCTGACTGCGTTATGACGGCCATAGGCTTGACGAACAAGACAAGATTCATCACTTTCAATTTCTACCTAACGAATGTGGATGTATACATCGACCAAGACAATACCCTTGAACTGTACGATTCGTTTACCCAAGCAAGCGAAACATTCGCAGTGGGGACAAGCGGTGAGACCTATACGATGAACGGACAGCCGCAGACCAATGTGCTTACCTTGTATGTTACGGAGAGCGGTGCAACAATCAAGTTCCAAGGCTCTACAAACCGTTCAAACGCCATAAGCCCTATCCACCAACACAGTGAGGAAAGGCAAGTCCTCTACACTTGGAGCGACGGCGACGAACTTACGGCTGACATCGACTACACCACATCGACGGATGCGCCTTGGTGCGTAAGATGGAAATACACAGAATTGCCAAAAGACGACATAACGCTGTTGGTCTGCAAGTACAAATACGGCAACGACTACTACTTCTACCGCATAGAGAGCGGAAGGTTCTATTTACACAAGGGGTCTACACCTACAGTATGGGACTCTGCAAGGTATGAAATACCTCAGTACCAACATCAGAGGGTGACTACCTACGGATTCAGCAACTATTCCTATGTGTATTGGACTGAGGATGAGATAGTCATCTATTCGACTGAAAATACAGTTCGTATGTCGTTTGCCATAGATGAGTTCTACCGCAACGGGTGGCACAAGGAAACGGAACACAAGATAGACACAAAGGCTTTCTACAAGAACTATGTGTGGTATGACGGTGATTTCCAACCGATTATACAGTACTACGACTTCAACCTTTACCAAAATCAACTTAGGATAAATCCAACATCACAGTACCAAACTGCGGGATATGTTTGGGGTCCAAACAACACTACATTCGGTCCGATATTCGCACCTGCAACAACGGCTGCTACGGCTGACCAACTCTGCGTATCAGCCCAAGGATGGGGTGCTCCAAGTTGGAAGACTATGTTGGCTCTGCTTGGTATAAAAAGAGTGTGGAGAGGAACTGAAGACGACTACGACGCAATCGGAACAGGTAACTACGACGGCGACACACTATATGTAATCGTTGAAGAATAATCGATTAAAAACCAATTGATTATGATTCCACTTGAGTATTTACAAACAAAAAGCACACTGTGGTATGTGACGGGCAAGTTGGCGTTCAACGGCATCAAGGTGCATATAATCTTTGAGCCGTTGCCTTTGGTCGACTACACAGGTGATGTGTTCCCCACTTTCTTCGGCACTGAGGAGGGTGGAAATGCCAACAGGCTTCAGATAAGGGGCAGGTCTAAGACATTGCCACAGGACGGTCTGCTTGAGTATACCACACAAAACGGCTGTTCAGTGACTACGCATTTTTCAGCAAACACCGTATACGATATATGGATGGACAAGAGCGGTATGACCATCAACAATGTCCGTACCGACTATCCTACTCCTTGCACTACTGTTATGGGGTGCAACCTGCCTATCAACGGCAGCGGAGTTAGGGCTGAAACAGCCAAATACTACTTTGTTGGGTTCTACAATGAGAACGGCAGTGTAATTGAGGAATACCAACCCGCGCTTGACGAAGATAACAATGTTTGCTTCTACCAAACAAAGGCTAAGCAATACCTATACCATACGGGTACGGGAAACCCTACAGGTGGAACGCCTCTACACATATTCACCACAAACCCAAGTTCGCTGAAGTTCGAATCTACGGGCGGAACTCTTTCGTTCACTGTTTCCGCTGAAACGGGATGGACTTGCACAACCCCAACTGCGTTCACAATCAGTACGACTGCGGGGACAAGCGGGGACACCGTTGTGACGGTCACAGCCCCGAACTATACGGGCAGCACAAGGATAGATGAGGACATTACACTTACCGACGACGACGGGTACACCGCAAGCGTACACTTGAGGCAGAAGCCCGTCAGTACGGGGGTTCAGTCGAACATCTACCTTGGAAACACCAACATAGAGGTGCTTAAGTTGGGCGACAAGGCTGTTGAGACGATATACCTTGGAGATGTGCAGGTCTATGCGCAAGGCGCGTTCCAAGGGTTGAAAATGACGAAGACGGCATCCTTGAACAAGGACAGCGGCTCTACGACTACGATAAAGGTAAAGGCAAGTGAGGCTTGGACATTGTCCATAGACACAGCGGTCACTTGGCTCAGCGCAAGCGTTTCTACGGGAGATACGGGGGAGACTGTGGTCACCTTGTCGGCACTTGAGGACAATACGGCTTCCACAAGGTCTACGGTAATTTCCGCCACATCTGCCAATTTCTCAGCGACTTGCGTCGTAACTCAGTACTACGCTCACTATGTCGGATTCATCTATGCACAACCGATGGGAAACCATTCCTCTTTGTACATCGATACGGGGATAATACCGACAAAGGACACTGTGTTTAGGTTCAAGTGTATGGGAGCGGGATATGAGACGGGAAACATTACCGTAGGCAACTACAATAACGACAGCAAGGACTACAGGCTGTTCTTCTATTCGCCTACAGGAGGGACATTGATGTTCGACTACAACTCAGAACGAATCCAAAGCAACAGTTGGGGTGGAGTGCCCAATGGACGGGAGGTAGACATAACGGTAGGCAACTACTATGTCTACGACAACATCAAAGGTGAGAACATATGCACAGGTGCTACTCAGTCGCAAGACCCTATGGAAGGTCTTCCGATAAAGGTATGCGTCGGGCAGGTTTATGTAAAATCGTTAGAGATTTGGGAGGGTCAGACCAAGGTCTTCGACGGAAAGGCTGCTATAGACGACGCTACGGGACACATAGGGCTGTTCGACGATGTTACGGGACAGTTGGTCTACAACCCCGACCTAACTATGGGATACGGTGAGGTTCAGAAAGTAAACTATATCTGCACTAACCCGTTGTCGGGAAGGACAAACCAATACATAGAGACGGGAATATACCCAACTACGGCGACGACTATGAGAATTAAGTTCCAAGGTAAGGGTATCGGTGCATATGGCAAGATACTTGGATTTTCGTTTAGTTCAGAAGAACCTGTGTGGAAAAGTGCTTCTGACAGCACTGACTACAGGTTCTCCAACTACGACATCGATTACCGAATAATATTTTTCGACTATAACAACCAAAGAATAGAATTGAGAAATCAACCGTATTTCGACGACGGCAACGAATCTGACCTCACATTCGGAAACTACTACATATACGATAACGATTTGGGTGTGAACATAGTTACGGGGACTACTCAAACCACACAGGCGACAACAACGATACCTATTATGGTGAATGTCAGTACAATATGGCTGAAGTCGCTTGAGATATGGCAGGGGAACACCAAGGTGTTCGACGGAAGTGCCGCGACGATGGGCAACATCATCGGACTGTACGATTCGGTGTCTGACAAGATGGTGTGGAATCCCGACCTTACGATGCAGGCGATAACAAATTGACCGCATACGACACCATTTTAGGGCCTCACAGCGATGTGGGGCTTTTTTTTGTGCCATCCATCGTCTTTTCGTAGAAATCACATCCACGGGGCTGAAACAGTCCTCAAACCACATAAAACCATCCATATATTTACCATAAAACGGCACAAAATGAGGCTAAACATCGAAAACAAGGTGACAAAAGCCAAATACGACTTCACGGTCACAGACAAGCAGACATCGGGCATCTACTATGTGTTCGACATCCAACTACCGAGCGGAATCGACGACGGCGACTACGAGTACAACCTCTATGACGACGACGATGTGTTGGTGGCGACAGGATATGTTAGGATTGGAGACTACACGCCCGAGACATCTGCATACACAGGTAATAACGCAGAATCATTCATTCAATATGCAGGATAACGAAAGCAAGGCAACGGCACTGTCGTTTGCCGCAATAGACAAGATTTACGAGCAGCCGATACCGTCATACGAGGAATCGGAGAACAAGTCGAAGAACATCGTAAGTTGGGGCGACAGGGACGCTTTCCCGTTGTACCTCAACGACTTGTACGAGACAACGACCACACTGAGGACGGTCATAAATACGACATCCGACTTTGTCGTCGGTGACGAGATTCAGTCGACATACGGCAGTTGGTCCAAAGAGGTGAACAAGACGGGTCAGACACTTGAGGAACTCGTGGGTGATTTGGCAAAGTCTTATCTCACCTACGGCAACGCCTATGTGCAGGTTATAAGGAACAAGGCGGGCGTTCCATCAGAACTATACTCGCTCTCCCCGAAGTATGTGCGTACCGACAAGGACTGCAACATCTTCCACTACAGCAAGGACTTCGGAAAGAAATACGGCAGGACGAGCAACATCGTCTATCCAAAGTTCACTCCCGATGCTGTCGACACACCCGCGAGCGTTATTATGCTCAAGACCGACTACGACAATACTTACGGTCTTCCTATGTACATATCGGCCCTCAACGACTGCGAGGTCGAGAGGGCTTTGTCCGAGTTCGGTTGGAATATGCTGACCAACTCGTTCTACGGAAGTTACATCATCGGGTTCAACAACGGTATCCCGAGTGACGAGCAAAAGGCGGAACTCGAGCGCGAGATTGAGTCCAAGTTCTGCTCGTACAAGAACGCGTCAAGAATATTACTCACATTCGCCAACGGCAAGGACAACGGTGTCGAACTGCAAAAACTTGATATTGAGAACTATGCGGACAAGTTCAACACCACGCAGGACAGGGCATCCAACAAAATCTACGAGGCTTTCGGTGCGCACAGCATCCTGTTCGGTGTAGAGAAGACAACCACGGGCATATCGTTCAACAGCGATGTCTATAAGCAGTCGTTCAAACTCTACAACAAGATGCGCGTGATGCCTATCCAAAAGAAAATCAAGGCTATGCTTGAGAAGATAACGGGCATCAAGGATGTCATAACAATAATGCCGTACACCATCGATTGGGGCGACGACGAAAAGACCGAGACAGTGGAATGATTTACCTTGAGAACAATACCAAAACAGTTGAAATATACATCCCAAAGGACGATGAGGCAATAGGAGGAGGCTCTCACGGCGGCTCTTACCAACAGGGCTTCCAAGACGGCTATGCCTCGGGATACACCGACGGAGTCGAGTCTACAGAAGGCTACGAGCAAGGCTATGCCGACGGCTTCAACGACGGGCATTCGTCCGGAATAACAGACGGCTATTCAAGCGGTTATACCGACGGAGAGCAACACCAAAAGAGCCTGTTGTCGTCAACTGCCATAACATCCAACGGTGAGCATACGAATGCTAACGGTTGGTCCTCGGTGACGGTCAATGTGCCGCAGGGACAGGGCTATGAAGAGGGCTATGAGGCAGGATATGCGGCAGGACACCAAGCAGGTCAGCAATACGGATACGAGATAGGATATGCTGACGGTGTCGTCGACGGAAGGTATCAGATAACATCCACATTCACAAGTCTTTCCGTTGACAGCAACGGGAATTACGGTTCGGTTGAGCATCCGTTGACGGCTGTCACGGTGCAAGTGCCTCAGACGGGGCATACATATAATGTTGAAACGGGAAAGACTGTAAACATTGTCAAAAACGGGACAACTGTAATCACGCCTTCTACAGCGTCAACACAATATGGGGGACACTACGACAGTCAAACATCCAATTACTACTTTTCAGCATCGGTGCAAAACTACCCACAAACGGGATATTATGAGATTTTCACAGTATGGGATGTGACAGACGAAGCGGGTGGAATGGTTCATATATATGTAGAAGATGGCATTATAGGCTACAGCGAAAATCTTAGGCAAGAATGGCCTTTGTACGAGGTTGAAAAGACTGACACATTTTTGTATTTCTACATCCACAATGCCAACATTGATTTTGACTATGATATAATGAGCGGTCTTAACCCTTCATACGATGTTATGTCGTCGGTGACAATCACCGTCAACTGCCCGACAACAGCGATAACAGACCAACTTGTAGGAATAGACTGCAAATGGGCTGCGTTCGACTTCCCTCTCAACCCTCTCGGTGAAAGTTTCGAACTTGCAACAGCAACCTTGGCGTTCGTAACTGATGAATCACCTTATATCCGTTTGGCAGGCGGCTCTTATTCAGACTACGACAAAGATATAGTTAACGGTTTTCTTATGGATTTTAGTGGCAATTATTTGTCGGGAAGCACCTCAAGCAACAGCGGAGTTGTACTCGATGTCAGATTTTGGGAATACGAGTTGCCGAACAGCGGTACTGCTTATTTCAACAAGTACAGCATTGACAAGATTGGTTTCGAGAACTATAGCGTTTCGGGTCTGTCGGGCACTAATTTCAGACTCAGTTCTTGGCATCTACTTGGCAACTGTGTGTTGCTTAATGTTTGCAGCAACGGTCAGAACAAGTGCTACTACCCGTATGTGGACGAGAACGGCAAAGCGGCGTTGAAATACGGCGACAGCATCATATACCCGACAACAGGTGAAGCATATCCCGTCTACCTAAATGCGAACACAGGTGAATACTATGTGCATATCAACAGAAAGGATGTCATAGGACAATCCTAAAGTGAATAATAACATATTTCCTAAAAAGGATACTAATAAATGGCTAACAACAACATATTATTGCTCAGCGAGGACCGTCTAAAGTCGTACACATCTCTCAATGAGAATGTATATGGCAAGAACATCCTGTCCGCAATCAAGGTGTCTCAAGACATAGAACTAACGAAGATAATCGGCAGTTCCTTGGTGGAGAGGCTGAAGGAACTCGTTGCGGACGGCTCAATATCACAAGAGGAGTTCAGCCCCTACAAGACGCTGATGGACACCTATGTGACCAACTACCTCGCCTATGTGACCATAGCGCACTTGGTCACTGAGATGAGCACCAAACTCACAAACTTCGGCACTGTGCTGTCGAACGACGAACACCTTGAGAATGTGGGGATTAGTGAAAGGGATATGGTGCGCAAGCAGTACCAATACTATGCAGACTCGTATGCGAGCCAAATGGCATCGTACCTCAAAGCCAACAGGGAACTGTATCCCGAACTCGACTGCGGGTGCGGATGCGACGGTGCGGTAAAGCCGAATCTCGACAGCACCAACTCAAGCCAACTGTGGACAGGCGGCTTTCGTGGAATAAGAAGAAAAAGGGATTGGTAATGGCAACATTGAGACAGGTGACGAATGTCATCAAGAAGATTGCGATGGCTCAGCCCATCGTGAACTCGAGTTACGAGGGGTCTATCTACGACCTCAACGCCAACCCGAGCAACAAGTACGCTACTGTCGTCATCACGCAGCAGCAGCACACCGAGACGGACAACCTGTTCGTCTACAACTTCTATGTGTTCTACGCAGACAGGCTCGTGGACGACCTCGAGGACAACCGCCTTCAAGTTCAGTCGGTTGGCATTCAAGTGCTTAGCAACATATTCAAGACCATCGAGGAAGAGTTGGATTGGGTCGTGACGGGCAGGAACTACACAACATTCGAGCAGAGGTTCACCGACGAACTCGCGGGAGCGTATGTGTCGGTACGCATCGAAACGCCGAGGGACAGCGTGTGCCCCGAGTATTACGATGAGGAGGAATAACAAATGGCAAAACTACTTATGAAAGGGACACCTTGGTACATTCATACGATAATGGCGATAAGCATATTGCTTGTCATAGTCTCGTTCTTCATCCCGCCGACGGGAGTTGTCGAAGGCAGCGTCCTTGCGGCAATAGGTGAACTTGGCGGGCTTGGCGCGATATTCAATGTCATAACACACATCCCCGAATACCTTGATGCAGGACACAAGGCTGAAATCAAGTACGGTGGAGCGTCTATTTCGATTAAGAAGGATGACGATGATGACGAAAATGAGGCTGATAATGAGATAGTTGAAGACGAATAGTGGGGTAGACGGAAAATAGCATCTAAGGATGTGGCAAATGCCCTTCTATTGGCATAGTTTCAAGCAGCGTAGAACAGCAGCGAAATCTGCCGATGTGAGTACCCAAATCTCACTGTCATTGAAGGGCATCCTACCCTAAGCAATAAACGAAAAAACAAAGATAATATGGCAAACATAAAAAAGACTATGGCTTTCTTCAAGAAATGGGAGGGCTCTTTCGTCAACGACCCCGACGACGCGGGCGGCGCAACCAATATGGGCATCACAATTGCCACATTCCGTCACTATTTCGGGCAGGATAAGACCGTAGACGACTTGAAAAGGATGACCGACAAAGAGTGGGAGTACATATTCCGCAAGGGCTATTGGGACAAGGCTAAGTGCGACCAAATAGAGGATGATAGGATTGCCTTATTGATAGCCGATATGTGTTGGGGAAGCGGTAGTGTAACAGCCATCAAGAAGGTGCAAGAGTGCCTTGGGTGTACAGTTGATGGTGTTGTCGGAAGCCAAACGCTTGCCGCGCTGAATCAGCAACGGCACAACTACATTTTCTACAAGTTGTGGTGTATGAGATATGAATGGCTTCACAGGATAGCCCAAAAAGGCAACAACAAGAAGTTTCTCAAAGGTTGGCTCAACCGCCTTGACGAAATTGGATGATTGCATCATAACGGATATAATTCGTTGGTGTTCAAGCCATATTACATCCTTTCGGGTGCAAAAATGCCCGCAGGCGGAAAGAATCCCACGGGCGAAATATAAAAGAAAAAGAAAACCAATACTATTATACAAACAAAATCCGAATAACGCAAATGCAAACGAAAAAAAATGTCACGCTACGGCAATTATAGACCCGATTTTGAACTAAAACCCTACGAGCCGTTTTTGGCCCGTCTGAGGCGATTCTGCCTTAAAGTTAAGGGTTTTATCAGCAAAATGCCAAAAGTGGCTACAATAGCCGTTTTTGTGGCTGTAGCGGGCATTGTTGGAGGATGTAGGCAACAGGAAGTCGTTGTCGAGAAGGAAAGGTTGGTGTATGTGACTAAAGACAGTATAGTGCATCGTGACTCCACTGTATTTGTTCCATATGAGGTCTATAGGGACTATTCCTTGGACACATTGGTGCTACGGACATCTCTTGCAGAGTCGAGGTCTTGGTTGGATACAGCGAGCGCGTACCTTGTAGGAGAGATTAGGAACTTGAAGTCTATCGAGACCAAGTACATAGAGGTTGAGCGTTGGAGGACAAGGGACACCACAATCTTTAAAGAGAAGATTGAATATGTGCCTCAAGATGTAATAGTTGAGAAGAAAGTAACGCCGACTTGGGCTTGGATATGCTTGCTATGGACTGTAACAACTATAATATCAATATGTTACAGCATTTACAAAAAGTTTTTTTAAGTTTTTTTTGTCTTTTTCTTGTTTTGTGATATTTATTTCTGTAGATTAGGTTTGTCGTAGTTGCGGACGGCGAGAACAGAACAGAAATATAGAGATACATCACAATAATTGTGACCCACCCTTTCTTAGCATCCGCAACTGCAAGAATCGGTGGGTTTTTTATTTAATAAACTTTAAAAACTTAACAAAATGTTTAAAAAAAACATTATTAGCGAGGATAACCTCGACTACATCGTCTACAGGATGATGCTTAGAAGAA